CTACCTAAATTACGTTGAGCTTCAGCTTCCACAATAGCTTGACGGCTACCACCAAACGCACCCTGTCCAACAGCTTGAGCTTGACGTATTGGCTGACCCATTCGATAGTCACGTAACGCCTGTGATTTCTGATAGTCCACCACGTTCTGCATATATGGTGACATATACCCTTGCATAGCTCTTGGGTCTTGAGCCTGTTGTGCAAACTGTTGCCCCGCCCCTGCAGCCTGAGCACCTAAACCCATTGACCCTACAGCGCCTAAACCTGTTAAACCAGTAGCTGTTCCAAATTGTCCGGGAGTTTCTAAGTTAGCCGTCTCGCTTTGGGCTCGCATTTGCATAGGTGAAAACCCAGCAAAATAGTTGTTAACGTCGGAACTGTATGGTTGATATGGACGGAAAGTCGTCATATCGTCGTTGTATATCTGCTTTTGAGCAGACTGGAGCATGTTTTCTACATAAGGCTTAGCATACTCAGGAACGTTAGTATTGTAAGAAGTAGACTGAGTAGGTTGACCACCCCCGCCGCCGCCAGAGTCTCTAAGGACGCCACCGTCGGCACACATTACCTTTTGTTTCCATCTTAAAATGCTCATAATCTAGTCCTTAAAAAACTTTTGGTACATCACACTTTGTACTTCATAGCCACGCTTCTTAACATGTTTACTCCAGCCTGGCCTACCAATTAACTCTATGCCTGCACATCCTGTGTCTTTAGCAAACTTATCTAACAGCTTATACATCTTATCTTCGCAATACTGCATATGGTTTTCTTCTCCCGCACAGTATTGAATTACTAACATCTTACACTGCGGATACTGCTTTATCTCTGTTATTACATGCCCGTAAATTACTTGTTCCTCCGGGGAGAAAACAATCCAAAGCTGCATATGTCCATTAAAAAGGAACCGTAATATGTCATCCACCGTAGAGCGTCCTCGAGTCCATAACTCAGACTTTTGAAGATGTGGGAGTAAGCCCGGAATAGTTGCTGATATGGATCCATTTGGTATTAGACTTATCTCTAAATTCATGCGGGAAGATATTTCTCGGTTTTAACTTCTGGAGCTTGTTTTTTCTTACCAGTTCTTGCTTTGCGAATCTTGTCCATCATGCTGTAAAGCTTCCTAGCACCAGCGTCAGTAGAGCCGTTGCCGAGATGAGAAACCACATCCGCAGGAACCACAAACTCCCCATCAGCCAGACGAGCAGGCTGCCTACGACCAATAGTGGCAGGAATGGAATCAGACATACCATCACCAGGACCTTTAAGCATCCGTCCGCCATCAGAATATCCTCCTAAGTTAGCAATACCACCACGAGCCATTAACATAGGGTTAGACCGCTCATAGGCGGGAGATTCAGAAACCATCTCAGCACTTACTGGGCGTTGGGTAGGGGTAGCATATTGGGTCTTGTCAATCATACCTTGGGGGTACAAACCGCCTTGTGGATTCATTGCCGTATTCATCATAGACATACGCTCTACAGGACCGCCAGCTTGATAGGCCTGCATAATGCCACCTTCAGCTGCTTCTTCAACATCACCTAATACTGCAGCTTTTTTAATTTCTGCAGGTTGTTTTATACCAGCTTTAACCCTAGCCTTATTAAGTCTATAAAGAGCGGCGTTGTATGCATCTAATTTTGCTGTATTGGGGTCGGTGTCAGTATAAGTACCTACGTCGGCGCCGGAGCTTCTTGGTAAATGTTGAACAATACCTCTGTTTGAAAACGCTACTGCACCACCACCTGCCATGCCATATGGTCTTAGTTTGTAGTCAGGATACTGTGCTTGATAGTATGGGTTTGGTTGAACAGGTTCTTGAGCACGGAAATTTGGAGAAATACGATCTAGCGTTGAAGACTCTTCGCCTGTAGGCAACTCTTGTTGTTCAGGAGCCATACCATAACCTTGAGCTAAAATACCGGGCGCCCCTAAAATTGCTGCTTTTTTAGCCGTGTCCATCATGCCTGTGCCAAGCTTGCTGTAGTATGAAGGAGCTGGTCCACCACCTATAGTATTACCAGAACTACCAATTATTCTAGCTGCTTCTGGATTTGTCCCACCAGGTAATGATCCGGGTGCAAAAGTACTAGCTTCGTTAAATGCAGGAGTATAAACGGGGCCTTGGCCAGGAGGTACTGAGCCTAAGAAAGGATCTGTTGGGGTAAATCCACCTTGGCTAATAGCTTGATTAGCTGCTTCTAAAGTAGACCCAGTGGTTGCTGCTACGTTACCTGCTTGTGCGCCGCTTTGAACTACAGCATTTGATGTGTCTCCCATGCCTGAAAACACATTAGGAGCACTGTCATATCCACCCATACCGCCAGTGATAGCACCGCCGATACCGCCAAATAAAGCACCTTTACCTACGTTACCGCCTTGTAAACCAGCGCCGAGTCCGCCAATAAGAGCTCCAGATGCAGCACCAGCTAAAAGACCAGAAGACCCCGCCAAAGCCGTACCTTGAAGGGCAGTAGCAAACATGGGGGCAGCAGCACCAGCCGTAAAATAAGTAGCCGCAGCCATGGCGACCATAGGAAGAATCTTACTTAAAAACCCAGCCTCAACCAAGCCTGTATAGGGGTTTATACTTAGGTCGCCCCCTTGGGCCATAGCAAGCTGGCGCAAGCCTTTAATCTCGCCTTTAGTCATATGGACTAATTCGGTATCCGGTCCTCGACCTTTGGAAGCTAAATGTCGTGCAGCTAGTGTCAAACTCATAGGGGCCCCTTGGGGTTGATTTTGTTGAATTTTATCATTGTTATGTCTTCTATGGAAGCCTTGAGACAAAGGACATTGTTGCCACTACCGACTGGGTTGACGGTTTAGTTGGGCTTCCAGATGCGGCAAGATGCTGGATGGTTACAGCAATATTAGGTACAGACCAGTAAATCTCAACATAATCCGTTGCAGCCATACTTAAAAAATAGTTCCAGCCAACAATTGAATGCCCATCCGTTCCAGCGTGTCTGTTTGGAATAGATATAAAACCAGTCGAACCTGGTATATTTACCCCGTTTTGACGCAGCCAAATGTAGACATCTTGAAAGGCAGTGTCTGTGTTTTGAAACTGTGCACTAAACTGTAAGTTGTATATTCCAGAATTTTCTACTGTTATTTTAGAACTAGCTATAGACACCCCATTGGAAAAGTCCGTAGTGTTTAACGTCATTAACGTAGCGGTGTTTGCGGTAGCGGTTTGATCTTGGTCGCTTGAAAACGCTCCATAAGGAAAACTTAACCCTGCGCCGCCAGCCCCTGATAGTAAAGAACTTAAGCTGTTATCAATTTGGTTGAAATACAAGCGTAAGGCGTTATTAAGTTGATCTATGTAGCGCTGTTGATATTCTGTAGGCGCAATCAGTAAATTGGGCGCTTTGGAGGGGCGTAATGGGGTAATAGCCATTAACGTTTTCCGTCTGGTCTAATATCAATACGGGGGCTACCTAACTGCCAAGCAACGCCTAGGGTAGTTGACTCAATCCGAAAGCTCATCTGACGGGCACGTAAACGGGTATAGACCTGCCCTGTAAACTCCTGCACATCATATGTATTACGGCTGGTGTAGTTCTGCGTACTAGTTATTCGTGGGTTATCTGCTGTGCCGTAAGGCGCTCCTGAGTTTTGTCGTGGACGTAAAGTCATCGTAACCGAGGGCTGGTTTGCATTAGAGCCGTTAAACGTAATGTCTGGCAAGATGCGCCAGACAAACCCAAAGTTATGTCCATCACCGATGTCAAAGTCAGAAGACTGAATGTAGGCTTCAATTGGCACTGGGGTTAATCCTGATACATCATCCACGTTAGCTTCGTGAAACAAAATACGGTTATTAACACTATCGGCTGCCATTGGAAATTGACGTAAACCTGAGTCTAGCCAAGCGGTGCGATTTATTGTGCCGTACGACCATACTCGTTCAAGGTAGTTATAGATAATATAGCTGTCAATGGCGTTGCTATTTTGTGAGCAATAAAACCACCAGACTTCGTTATACGACTCGTTAGAGCCAGCAAAGACTTGGAACGCTTGGTCTTTATTAATATCGTCAAAGACGAACTGCCACAGCGAGCAGGGTAGGGTTTCTACACGACCTGTGTATGAGAAGAACTTATCTGTACCCATCCAATAGGTAACGTTATTAATAGTGACAGCTGCATTTGGCGACATCACAGTAATGTTGTCTTGCAACAACTGAAAACCCCAGACGTAGGGTGGTCCAAGGTACTGCATAGAATAGATAGCTGCATCCGACCAAACCAAAATCTCTTGACGGGTTGAGCGAGCCAAAATAATAGACGAACCAATATTTAAGCGGTATTCGCCAGCCTGATTAGTAGCGTCTGGCACCCAATCGAATGGGTTTTCTTGGTCTGACCAACGTACTAAAAGAGGGTCAAAGGTTGTACTAGCATTAAGGGGATCATATGGGTTAGCCCCAAAACAAATAGCAAAACGTTGAATTGAAGAGCCAATAATTTGATTGGTTGTGTTGGGTACAAACTGCCCTGCAAAGCCTGCACTAGTTGATGCGGTATTAAGTAAAATTGCCCGTACGCTAATGCCTGTAGTGGCATCCCAATAGTAGACCGAACCACCACGAGGGGCAATTAAAAGGTCTTCACCAAAGTTGTCGTTTGTCCAAAGGCGTAACTGTTGACCAATACCCACAGTAGCAGCAGTACCCCAACCACGCACAGGAGCCACAGGCGTAGATACCACCACAGTACCACCCGAAGCTGCCGTAGATGAGGTTGTTGATGCAGTAATTGAAGCTATGCTTATTGTGTACGAATTAGCCCCAGTAACTGTTACAGGAAAGGCTTTTTGCAAAATAAGGCGGTTTATCCCGCATGGGTCAGAAGCAATACTGACAAAATACACATAATCACCCGTTGTTAAACCATGGGCGGTTTGAGCAACAGTAAGAACTTGAATACCTGTAGCTGTTGCAGTAAACGGGTTAGTAAGCGTAGTGTCAATGTAAGAAGGCCAAGTACCTGCGCCCCAGCCAGTTCCTTGAATAAAGACGTCTAGACCAGTTTGAATTTGAAACGCCATAACAATGGCTGTTCCACCGCCAGTTGCAGTTGAAGATGCATTGCTAGTTACGGTAAACGTAAAGGTGTCTAGGTCTACGTAGGTAATTTGATGTTCTGTATTTAACTCCGTGGCAGGGATTCCACCCACTGCAGTAGCGCCACTAATAGTTACAAAATCGCCTGTTATGCCGCCGTAGTTTGCATAGTCAATCGTAATGACGTTAGAGCCGTTAGTCGTCTTAATGATGTTATCTGTTGTTGGTATAGACGAAGTAGTAAATGTGGCACGAATAGGCGTAACGTCGTTATAGTCGCCACCTTGCTCAATATAGTATTTAAGGTTTGTACCTACGCCCAGTAAGTTAGCTCCGTTTAAAGTAACCCAGTTCCACAGCGCACGAGCAACGCCCAAATAAGTATCATTAGACAAGCGAATCCAACCACCAATCTTTTCAGGAAAGCCAGACCGAAAACGTACTTTGTCGCAGTCAAACCAACCACCCTCGTTGGAGTAATCGGTGCCTTCTCGGTTAAGACCTGGGCGGAACTGTAATTTTTGTAATGGCATATTAGGCGTATTGTCGTGTACCCATTTTATCAATAATGAGTGCTTGTTGACGAGGTTTATCCTCTGGATTATTAGGTATTGAGATATGTGTCCAGCGGTCAAACTCACGGATAATTTGGTCGTAGCCAAGACCTGCCGCCATTACCGTCTTAACCACTTCGTCAGGAGTCATACCTGGCACCCGTAAATCAGCAGCACATCCTATGCGATGTTGTGAGGTGTTGCGACTTCCAACGGCTGTATTCACGGCTTCTGAACGAAAGGCAGAGTTAATCATCACAGGCTTACCACCCAAAGCAGTTTTTACCTGTTCTAAGAACTTAGCAAGTCGAACTAAATTAGCTAACTCGTCAGCATTGGGCGTGTTATCAAACTGACGATGGTCAGTGGTCGTTAGTTCTTCTAAGCTGAAATGTAGGCTAAGGGGTGTCATTTTTCTTACTCTTCATATCCAT